ACCATTGGAATACTTTGAAGGAGGCTCATACGGACAATCTGGTGATCCCTCCCATTTAGATCTCCAGAGATGTTCGTCTTCACTCATTCTTTGATTGATCACAGGATCTTGGATCGGTAGGAATGGAACCTTACAGATGACCAACCACTCGGCCAACTTTCCCTTGAAGTCAAATCCTTCACCAACATAAGTGCTGATCAAGACGAGATCGTCCCGATCGCTTTGAAAGAAGTGATCGAGTGCCACCTTTCTTGCTTGTGGATTGCCATCATGTGTGACAACTCGATCTCCATATCCTGCATCTTCTAATCCTTTGACGATCTCTTTTCTAATCGCATGACTATGTGGTAATATAACTCCACGTTTGTCTGGGTATCTTTCCATGATACCTTTGATCGCTTTGATCTGTCGAGGAATCGTGTGCTTTCGTTTATTGAATGACATGGATCCACATGGCGAATAATAGATATTCATATTCTCAGAAGGGAATGGAGACTTTGTGACATTTACATACAGAGTCTTCTGATCATTAAGTCCGAGATTGTTGATGAAAGTTTCGACATCCAAGATCGTGGCTGAAAGAAAAACTCGTTTCTTGCTGATCTGCTCCAGACGATCGGCGGCAAACCTATTCACACGAATAGGCTTGATGATCAAACACCTGCCAGATCTGTCGGATCCATTTTCGATCACAACTTGTTTGGGTTGTCGAAGAAGATCCAGAACAAGCGTTGTCTTTCCAATAAGATCTCGATAACGCTCGATCATGATTTCGCTTTCTGAATCCTCTGCCGATGCCAAACCAAGAATCGCCTCCTTGTGTATCTCCTTGATCGGAGCAATCCAATCTTCTGGATGATAGTGCATTGGGAAATTATCTTTGGAACCTGTTGCCAAGTGCCACTCATTCAAAGAGATCTTGACTTCAAGGAAATCCAAAAGAAACGGCTCGATCTGGTGGGCTTCATCAATGATCGCAAATCCTCTCTGACCAAACGCATGATCTCCCTGTATTACCCTGAATAGATATGCTGGATTACTGAGAACCAGACGAGCATCGGCGGCTTCGTGCTTCTGTTGATAGTATGGACATGGATCATCTTTTTTGGTATGTGGACATGGCTTCTTCTTACTCCAACAAGGAGCCGACTTTGCTGATCCTTCACGCACCCAACATGGAAAGTTGGATCGGCCTTTGATCTCCTTCAACTTAGATCCATAGTCTCTTCGATATTGCTGGGTCAAACCAAGAGAAGGTGTCAGAAGATATGCTGATTGAAACCAATCTTGGATCGTCATGGCGATGGCTGATTTGCCAATTCCAGTTGGTGCTTGGATCACGATGTTATCAAAGTCATCATTATCTAATGCCCATTTGATCACAGACAATGATTCAGCCTGAAACATTCTAGGAGATGGCATGGGGAATGAAGGTTGGATCTGATCCCATAGATCTGGGAGTCCTGCCTTCGATGGAATGTTAATCTTGACGATGCTCACTCTTGATCTGAGAAATCCCCACCCTTATCAGATCAGTCCTCTAATGCCTTGATCACGGCTTCGTGAAATAGACAGTATCGAGCAAAGTGTCTCAAGGCCGAATCTTGATCCTTCGATTCTTTGCCACAGTCAGGACAGATCAGATCAGTCATTACCAAGCCACCACAGTTTCGATCATTCTCTGGACCTCATTACTCCACCAGAGATCAGCGGCTTCTTGTGCTTCTCTTGCAGTTGAATAACGGCTCGTGTCAGACTTTGTTTGATTACTGTATGTGTCATCTTCACTGTGATCATCACCATAATTGACGTAATTTATTTTGAAATTGAAATTGTTGTCTGCTGGATTATGATCCACGATCAATGTGATTTCTCTCTGATCATTAGATCCAAAACCAACTTCTCTGGCACAGACTTCATCGCCCATTTGACGATGGCTCCAGTTATTGTAAGAGCGAATATTGTGCATCAGTAACTCAACTCCGTTGCTTCGTCGTATGATCTGCCATCTGTCGCAAGATAGCAAGTGTGGGGTTCTTCCAGAGAAGATGTTGTGAAGACTAATTTCAAGACGTATCTGTGACCCATTAGATCGGCAGTTCCGACGGCTGATCTCTTGGTTGCATATTCATGATAGTAAATGCAACCAGATGGGTCTGGAGAAGGATTCTCATAGACGATGCTCGATGTGATCGTGATCCCACGAGTGACGCAGTGTGATCCTCTGTCAAGAGTTCTGTGTGTTGTAACTGTATTCTGATCCATTCTTAATCACTCCTGTAACCTTGCAGTCATCTCGGCAACCATTTCAGTTGGACAAACACCGAGTAAAACACGGCAAGTTTTTGATCCAGCATCATCGAAACCAAGACAGATTGTATCAAGGCCACGATCTTCTAAGATCTTGGTGAATGATCCTTCTTCGTGAATGAATCCAACACCATTTTCGTATGATGGCCATTCTCCAGTGATGTAAGGAGATCGAGAGTGAACAGATCCTAATCCAGAAGGATTTTCACCATCACAAAAAGCATTTTCTTCGTGACCGGATCTAACTCCGTCATATACAACCCACTGTTGATCAGATTTCACATCGACGATGTAATGATCTGTCTCAACCCATACTGTATTTCCAGCATGGAGATTGTCGTGTCGTTCTTGGGCAGTTGTGGTCGGAAGGTCGTTCGCCATGTTGGGTCGTGGGTGACACTCCTTATCAATATTACTTTTCTGACTATTCTTGTGATCTGAATATGAAAAGTGCAAAAATGTTCGATTCTGTTGTATTTAACGGGTTATTCATACGAATAGGTTAGTTGCGTAACGTATGGCCGAAATCAAGTTTGGTGATTGGCGACCAACAGTGAGATTGATTGTTGATCCATCTGGATTCATCGACCAACTAATGTCGAATATCTGGTGGATCCCCGCCAATCCTCCTTCAACAGAAGCGAACTCAACTAACTCTCCCGTTCTCATATCGAATCGTTCGGGCAATGCAGTCACCGACCATCTGGATTTGAATCTCCCCTGTTGCTCTATGATCTGGCGGCCAAATAATCTTGCTTGTGATACATCTGTGATCGTATCTTCATCAAACAATCTTTGGATCGGTTGAGATGGTCTTGTTTCTGGCGAATTGACAATGATCCCAAGATCTTGATTTCTCACTGTAACAAAATTGATCAGATCAGAATCATCTTCGATCCTTTCGATCGCCGTTGGATAGAGATCTTGCGGAGCCGATGTTCTTGGTATTCGGCCAGCAACATATGGCTCGATCAGATTGTCTGTTATTTCTGGGACTTTATTCATGCGAATACCAAGTGTCGCCGAACCATTGTTCACGGCTGAGATCTGGTATTTGTTTGGAGTTTGATTGATCTGTTGCATTACGATCTGGATTGCTTCCAATCTAGTTTTCCCAACAAGATCCAATCCAGAAGAGATCGCAATGTTTGTTCTTCCTATTACTTCTGTTGGTGCAAGATTGTAAGAAGATCCTCCAATCAATTCCTTGACCAGATCTGACGCATCTCCGCCGCTGGCAATACTGGTTGGATTGATCATAACAATTTCATTTGATAAATATCCTAAAGCATCAGAGCAATAAATGACGAATTGAGTTTTTGTCGTTTCTATATCTGATATGAATCCATAAAACACAATCGGTAAACCATTGGCGTTTGCTTTGTTTCTTGGACTTGCTTGGATCTGGATCAGATCACCACGACTTGCAGTGAATTGATTGGATCCACCATAATTCGTCAGTGAAACTTTTGCAGTTGTCGGCCCGTTCATCTGAGATCTGGATGATACTGATTTGATCCCAGTTAGATCCGTTGATCCATTGATCGTGACTTTAACGCACAGGCTCATTGATACCAGAGAATTGATGTCGGTTCATCACGGTATTGGAGTTTCAGGCCCAGTCTCGTTGAAAAATGCCCAGTCTCTCTGCCATGCGAATGAATCTCTGGCCCAACATTCTCTTGAATGGAATCTCTTCTGATTGCGTCAATAAACCACTATCATGTGCAGTTGTGAAAGCCTGTCTCGACATATCGTTGATCGTATCAATTGGAAGATCCAGAATAGTCTTGCCTTCTTGTTCTAATTCATTTGAGATCTCGATCAGAACTTCTCTTGTCAATGTGTCAATTACTTTGTGCATGATCTGATCGCAACTCCCCACCGTTATCAATAAACTGTTTCTGACTATTCCTCCCGAATGAAATTAGCCGTGTAAGGGGTTTCTCCATATCTGCCACCTTCTCTTTCATAATCAAAAGAGATCATACGTCCTGTGAATCTCTGGACAGATGAGCCTCCATCGAAATTGGTTGTCTCCCATTCGATGTATAGAAGAGTTCCATTGGACAGATAAGATTCCATCTGGAGTATGTCTGTTGTTGCAGTTGATTTCAAGAAAGATCCTCTCATGGTGAAGTTGTTGTTTCTCTGTCCTGTATCAGTCACTTCTGGGAATGTCCCATCAAGCGTTGGGGTTGCCGCCAGATTTGCTGATCTGGATTGTGTGAATGCAGTTGGACGAGTGTTCAAGTTGGCTAGAAGATCAACAGTGGTCGCCGATGATGCCAGAACTTTTACCACGACTTTCGCAATGACAGATGTATTCTGTGGAGTTGCGTTGTCTTTCACACTGAGAGTTGCTTGATATTCTCCAGCCGTCGTATATGTATGAGAGAATGATGGACTTGCTTGTGTTGTGGAACCTGATCCGTCAGCAGGATCGAAAATGTAAGATGAAACTTCTCTGGCAGTATCACTTGAAACAACATAGGACGAGGATCCGTCGAATGTGATCGCATTATTCGCACGAATAAGTGATGGAGCCGCCCGCAAGATCGAGATTGGTTTTGATTCTGCAACTACAACTGAGATTGATGTTGATGAATCGCTTATGTTTCCTGAATCATCTTTAGTTGTTGCAGTCATTGGGAAAGTTCCTGCTTTGGTATAAACATGAGCAACATCGAATGTTTGAGATTGTGTGGTCTTATCTGTTAGATCCATGAATCCAGTTGTGATCCCATCACCAAAATCAAACTTGACCTGAGTGACCACTCTGTTCGGATCAGTAGTTGCACAAGTCGCTCGATAAGATACAACATTTCCAACGCTTGTGTCTATTGGTGGAGTCAGATCTCCACCACTGTCCGTGTTTCCAATAGTCGTTGTCGTGATCGTTGGCTTGATGTTGTAATCCAAACGCCAACTTGTGATCGTCGGTATCTCAGACCAGTTGATTGGATGGTGTTCAGTTTGAACCGAACTGGGAATGTGGAAATTAAATCTGATCACTATTCCATTGGTCATCGCTGATGCTGGTAATTTCGATAGATCCAAACTACCCATTCCAGCAATGAAATCCAGATCACGTTCCTGAAACAGATCCCCTTCTGTGTCTGTTATGATCGTCGTGGATGCTTGTTCAATTCCTTTGTATTGATCATAACTGATTGCATACGCATCATCAACCCAAGCGTCGATCTTGGTATTGGGTTCCATAAGAGTGACTGTGATGTTCATTCCCTTTGATTTATCAACGTGATCTGCTTCAATTGAAAGTCGATTGTATGATCCAACATCTGAGATCTTTTGAACCACTGAATCAACTGTGTAAGGAAGCATCGCTGGAGTCGGTATTTGTCGTAAGATCAATTGATCGATCTGGAGATCTTGTTGACTCATCTGCATGGATGGTTTTGTTGAGAATACTCCATCACCTGCTGAGTTGTTGATCTCTCCATTGAGTAAGAATCCAAAAGCATCTCCAACCTTGATCGTCATCCCCCAGATCTGTGATCCTGCCGTTGCATCAGTTCCGATTGTATTTCCGTTCAAAACGTATGTCATTCCACCTTCGTGGAATACTGTGCGAATTATCTGATACCCTTCAACGACGGTTTGTGGAGTTCCAAATCCATATCCATTGCCCATGTTACCCCATCCATTGTTTCCTGATATTGCATTTCTTGGAAATACATCTGGATCAGTATTTGTCCAAGCCGCAGTGAATAAATTAGATCCACCCCAGAACCAAACCGCTGGTCTGTTTGCAGTATATGTTGGGATTCTCATATTCTGTTCGTCGGATCCGAAGATCTG